GAGACTGTGATAATTCCAGCAATAGTTGCGCCAACTGCCTTAATGGCTGCGACTAAACCATTTTCAAAAATAGGGATTAGGAAGTTTTTAACAAAAGCCCACAAATCACGTAACGCTTCTTCGTTGTCACGAAATGCTTTTATAATTGGGTCAACTGCAGCGCGTTTTGCTTCTTGAAATTTAGGGATTAAAACATTGACAAAATAATCCAATAGCTGGCGTAAGACTGGAAGTAATGCAGCGCCAACTGATTCTTTTGCTTCATCAAAACTTACTTTGAGTCGTGCAATCTGACCCTCAAACGTATTTGCTTGTACGGTTGCTGAACCTTCAAACGTTTTTGCTAATTCCTTTACTGTTCCTTCAAAACCTAAAGTCTTTGCTTCAGCTGCGCTGATGCCAACACCGAGGCGAGCCAGTGACGAAGTATTTCCTTCATAAGCTTTTGCAAGTGCATTGGAAACTGTTTCGACGTCTTTTCCTGTTGCGGCTGATACGTCAAGGGCTAAAGTCAATAATTCCTGCGAACGTTCTACTGAGCCTGTTGCCGTTGCTAAGCGCTGCAATGCTGGACGTAATTTATCGTCCGCAACGCCAGTGGCAAGTGATGTTTTAAGGATTTGTTCCTCGACTGCCTTTATCTGAGCGTCTGTTGCGTTTGTAACATTTTGTAATGCATTAGCCAAACGCTGCTGAGCAGCTTCATCTTCAATTGCAGCTTTAACGCCTTCAATAGCTAATTTGCCAGCATAAGCGGCAGCGGCAGCGGCAGCGGCAGCAAATGCAGCGGCTGCTACCTTGCCAAACTTTTCAAGCTTGCCGCCAAACCCTTCAACTTCTTTTGAGCCTACGTCAAGGTTTTTCTTTAGGTTGTCAACGTCTGCAAGAATGGAAAGTTTAAGCGTTCTACTTCCTGCCATTACTTATCCCACTCCTTTAAAATCTTGGAAAATGCTTCTTCCCATTTTTTGACTAATTCAGGCTGAATCTTGCGCAATGCTGGGTAGATAAAGTATCCAGCATTGCCGCGACCCTTTCGGGGTGTACGTCTTGGGAACTGAGGATACCTATTAGCTCCAAACTCATAACCCGCCCAGAGGTCTTTTGTCGATGCACCACCAGAAAAGCGCTGACTGGCAAAACCGTAGCTAAGTTCTCCAATTTTTGATGACTTAGATACTCGGACTCCGCTTGTGATTCGGTCAACAACTGCTTGTCCAAAAGTGCGCGTAATGCCATAAGCTCGAACTTCATTTGCAGCGTATTGAGCCAACGCAGAGCTCTCGCGTTTTGCTTGGTCTGTTGCTTCATCGTCCATCGCTTTAAACGCTGAGATAATGGAGCGCAATTCGCGGCGGTCGTATGAAATCGGCTCATCTGCCACCCTTGCGCTCCTTCAATATCTCAATCGCTGTTAATACTGAGTCGATGTCCGTCCATTCGCTCATTGGTATGCCAGTTGCAATTGCCAACTCAATTATGAGTCGGTTTATGCTTCCAGCGTCGAAGCTTTTGGGCTTTCATCTCCAATCATCATTTCTTCAACTGACAATTCCCAAACCTCTTGAGACTTTGTCGGCTTTCCTGCAGCTTCTCGCTTGTAGGCGAAATAAGCTAGGTCAAGGAAGTCGGCTTGCTGGTAAGCGGCAATGTCTTTCATTGAGTAGATTGATTTGCCAGTCTTACGTTCCCATTTTGCCCATTCGGGCAATCCGACGTTGTAAGCGACTTCCTCGCCATTCGTGTATTTAATTGTTATTGATAGTTTCATTGCTCCCGTTTCCTATCTTTTAGCTAAATGTCTCTGTGACTTCACCCTTGGCAATCTTGAAGGTGAACGATACGGTCTGCGCATCGATTCCAGAACCGCCCGCGGTTGGAAACTCTGGGAGGATTGGAAATACAAATTGAGCGCCAGTTGCGGCGGTCATTGTTACGCTGATTGTTGTGTCTGGTGCTGATTCAGCTGCAGCCCAAAGAGCTTCGCAAACTGAGTTTGCTTTGCCCCAGTCTGCAAGCATATCGAGCTGGAATGTGCCTTCGATGTTGACGGTCTTATACGCCTCGCCATCGAGAGTCTGATAAGTCTCACGTACGTTTGTTTTTGTCAAAACTGCGTTGGTAGCTTGTGCTTCGATATCTGTTCCACCTGTGAAAGATAGCGAAACGTCGCGACCAGTAATAACTACTGTTGCCACTCTTTTCTCCTTAGTTTGTCTGGGTGTAGTAGGTGGAAACGCGAATATCCGCGGTCAATAAATTAACCGTGCCAACTTGCGTAACCGTTGGTCGTTCTACCAATCCGACAATGTAGCCGTCTGGTATTACCGCCAAAACTGACATTATTAGTTTTTCGAGATTATCCAGCGAAGCTGGATTTGAAAGGTAAGCCACTCCGCAGGTAATGACTAAATTAATTTTTGCGTGAAGCGTTGAATCGTTGATTGTGTTTAATTCTAAGTAGGGTGAGTCTGGGACTAAAATTACCGCTGGAACTTGTGGAGCTTCTGGAACATAAGAGTAAACATTTGCCGCAACACCAGCAAAAGCATTTGCGAGCGGGGTGCGAATAGAGGAATCAATTGAAGATGCTGGCATTAGAGAGCCATCGCATCGGTGTCAAGGTAAGCGCCTAGAAGACCGCTCACGCGATTGAACAAACTGCGTCCCATACGGTAAGGGCTAACGGTGAAATCTATTCCTTCGATTTGTCCACCTGCGGCTGTGCGGGACTGGAAAATTTCAACACTTGTAGCAAGAATTGCAGACTCGACGGCGGAGTTTCCAACATACGTAGCTGCTCCGACGAGCGTTGCCGTTCCGCTTGGAATGATATTAAATTCATCAACGTCTGCAGCGGTAATTGCGCAGGTGAATTCGTCGTTGGTGACGTCTGTGATTGTTCGTGTTCCATTAAATGTTGCCGATACTCCCGCGATAACTACTTGTTGACCCTCTGAAAACTTGTGGTCGCCTAGTGTAACGAAAGTTGCAACGTTATCTTGTAATTCCGCCTTTTGTAATGGCGCGGCGTATTTGACAAGCATTGGCAGGATAACTGATTCGGCTGAATCAATAATGTCGTCCAAGTAAGCATCATTATACAAAGAAGACGAAACACCAAGAATTGCACGCAGTTGTGCAGCGGTAACAATTGTCGGCATTTCGTCTCCTTATCAAATAGGTGTTTAGGGCGCGGGAGCACGCCCCAAACGTTAGGACTTTACGCTACGTAGAGTGAGCGGAAAGCGGTTGGGTAGCGGTTTACGACGCAAACGTAGCCGTAAACGCCAATCTCTACGCGACCGTTTGCAACGACGTTTGCACGTAGTTCAACGGTTGGTGATTCGTGGAAACGCATTGCTGCGGAAGGATAGACAAGAGCTGCCTTATCTCCGACGTTGTTTCCTGTGTAGTTGGCATCGACAACAAGGTCAAGACCTGCAATTGTGCCATTTGTTGAACCTTGTGTGACAAGACCAGCAGCATTTTGTGGTGCTGCGGCTGCGAACAATGGACGGTTTGAACCATCAACTGCACCGAGAAGGTTTGCAAAATCGATGTTTGTGTATCCGCCAGAAGGCGCAACGAGGAGCTTGTTAGGTGTGCGGCGCATTACTCCAAAAGAGTCTGCAATTCCGTCTGCTACTGCCTTGTAAATTGATGTTCCAGAAGATACACCAGCATTGTCAGCTGCAATCTGAGCTGCGTATGCATCGGTTTTCTGTGCGTAAGATTCAGCGAGCTCGCGTAGATATAGGTCAAGAAAATCAGGAGCTGAGCGGTCGATGAGCTCAACGTCGATAATATTTGCACCTGCAAACTTAACAACTGTATCTTCTTGGAAAGTTACGGTTGTGTCGGTTGACGAAAATTCAGCACCTTCTGCAGTTAGCGCAACGGTTGCCTTTGTGCCGAGCTTAGGTGTGTAAACCTTCATTCCAGAAGCAGGAAGCGCTGCACGCTCGATTGAATCGATAAATGGACGTGATGCGTCAATTACTCCGATGATATCGGTTAGGTAGTTCGGTGGAACCATTCCTGTGTTTTCTGCAACGGTTGAGATTTGAAGTGCTGCAACAAGGTCACGTGCGTCTGCATCGCCTTGTGCTGCCTTAATTTGTGCCATCGCGTACTGACCAGCTGTTACGTTGGTGTTTACGCGTGGAGTTGTGTAATAAGCTGCCTGTACTGGCGCAGCCTTTGCAGCTTCTACCGTTTCTTCGGCAGGAGCTGGAACGGTAGTGTCTGACACTTGTTCTCCTTCGTTTGTTGGCTCTGAATCGGTTGACTCAGAAATCTTTTCTTCTTCTTTTGCGGCTTCGGCTTCCGATGCGGCAACTTCTGATACGCGAGCGCTTGCAATTGCTGGCTCGGTTACTAAAGAAACTTCGACTAAACGTGCTTTTGCAATTGTCATTACGCCGTCGATATTCGACCATTCGTCAACTGCTACACCGACGCTGAATCCATCGCGTAAACCTTCTGATGCTTCAACGAGCGCATCTTCTCCAGCCATTGTGTTTGCAATTTTGAATGACGCTTCGATGCCGTCTGGGGTGACTGTTGCTTCAACCATTTTGCCTAGTGGGCGAGTAAGTTCGTGCTCCCATAGAAGCTTTACATTTTTGCCAAAATCGATTGAATCCTTTTGGAATACAGTTAAACCTGCGGAAGTATTGCCTTCTTCTCCCCAAGTTACGATTTTGCCCGAGATTGTCCGCTTGTTTGTATCGGCGGCAGTGATGTTCATTGGAAAATTAATCTTCATCGGATTAAGTCTTCCTCCTCTTGAATTTGCTCAACGCTCATTGCGCCGATGCGGTTTAGGATTTCGTAAACCTGCGCGCGCTCTAATGCTGAGCCACGTAGGAAATCGTCCAAGTCGATGCGTGTGCTTTGTGTGCTTGGGATAAAGTCCGGTAATGAGATTCGCTGCTCAATTGCAGTGATAATTGGGCGTAGCGAAAAGTCTACGAGTGCGCGGCGCTCTTGTAGTGTGTTTGAATAAGTCATTGAAGTAACTTCTGCGGATAAGAAATGCGCAGGGATTCCACAAGCGCGGCTAAGTTCTAGCGCGATGTATTGACGAGCTTCGTTAAGCTGTAAAGTTTTAGGGTCAAAACCTAAAGTGCTAAGTTCAACGTCTGCATTGAGAAATGCGGTCGAACGTTGCGTGCGTGCAGTTTTCCAAGACTCTAAAAGATTTTTAACGCGCTCGCTTGGAAGATTTGTGCCAGTAGATTTCAATACCATTGT